CGGTGAGGATTCTACTCCTCGGTGTTGAAGTAATTTAGCAAATTTACTTCAACGGCGGTTCGCCACCGCCGCCAGGTGAACGTTCGGATCGAAAGTCCGATTCGCTCACCATCGGATTGAGGGGACCAATCCCAAAATGGGGTGATTCCCTTTCTCCGCGTGTACTGCACCTCACCGATGCTTCGGTTAGTGATGCAGCCTTCCCGTACCGTGCCATTAAGGTACGCCATCAACAACCCAGGAGGATTGTAGATCGCTTTTTTGGCACCCCGCGGTACTTTCACAGTACCGTCGCTGATCTTAGTGAGTCGAGGCCTAGGAATGTAGCGATCATAAATGATCGCGCCAGATCCAGGGTCTCTCTTCACTCTTTTCAGCAAAGCGTATGGAACGCGAATACCTGAATCGTTATTCTCCGCAAAAGGAACGAGAGGAACCCAACGCCAACGCTTATAAAGGCGATTGACGAGGTAACCCACTCCCTGAGGCAGAGGAACGCCAGTACGCGCGGACCATTCGTTTAGGAGATTTATGGCAACAGAATAGTCCTGTGCAGTGTCAAGGCGTTTGATGAAGACGCCTCGAACATTGTGACCACGATAATAGTCACCTCCACAAGACTCTCTGAACGGACCTTGTGAAAAGGTCTTATCTGCGTTCACCGTAAACCCGAGTAAATCGAGTAAGCGGCGAAGCCAGCTCCAGTATTTTTCCTTGATGATAATATCATCGCCGAAAACGCTGAAGTTGGCACGTTCGTCATAAGATGCAAACGGGGTTTCGCCCCGGTTGAACTTCATGACCGCAGATACACAACACGCGAACAGAGCTGTCTGAAGAGCAAAGGTAAAACCATTACCCATCGTCGAGCACATGTTCAAGGACACGAGCCTACCATCCGGCAGCTTAGCATATGATGATCTTGTCTCAAGTATGGCCGAAAGCCATTCAGGAGGCATACACCAATTGAGAAGCTGAAGGGAGATAGAGTCGCTTGCAGATTTTAGGTCGACGGTAACGAATCCGTCGGCCCGAGATCTACTGTCCCCGTCAGATATCGAACCGAGTCGAGCCATTAGTCGATTGACCGTTGGCTGACTCGCAAGGTCAATGCCGAACACCCTTTTCAGGCGACCGGTAATGATCTCGCCGATTCCTTGCTGAAAGAACATATTCAGCGAGGGTTCGGTACATATCAGACGAGACGTCTTGTCGTTTTTAGGGACGCAAGAGACTGAGGACGATCGCACTATCTTGTACTGCCCGTAATGTGAAACGCGGATTTGTTCCGCAGTGGCCCATTCTGGGTATAACCAAGTATAGTGGCTGTACAGTTCGTACAGGTTAGGCGATGTTACTGTTAACTCTGATGAAAACAGCTTACTATAAAAGTCGTAAGCTGTAGCCCCGAGCGCGGCACCAGGACCAGTCTTTCCTTTCTCAAGGATCGAATGGTAACTGATGTCGAGCTCAGGTCCCCAGTAAGTCAAGAAGAAGTCTTCAAACTCCTTCAAGAACTGACAGAGCAGCTGCTCATCGGATAAAGTTATATCCGAACGGGAAACAGGGTTAACCCACTCTCCACACTTTTCGTTAGCATGAAGAAAGGAGTCCAACGCTGCCTTATCGGTGGTCTCATTCTGGCATTCCCATTTTTTGAGTAGGGCGCTAAGAAGAGCATCGCAGGCAAAGAGCTGAACATCCCTTGTGGGTGCATCTCCTCCGACTGGACCTTGTTGGCCAGCCCGGAATGCATTCACATCGGACTCGATCGCAGCAAAAAGAGCAAGAGGGACTACGTCCATCTCTAGTTCTCCGCTAGTGTACAGATTGGACCGATAAGACTACGGCAATCTGGGATAACCCCATCTCACCAATAGTCTAGCTGCCCATCTCCCAAACCTTACGGCCAAGGAGATGAGAAGCGTCATACGGCTCCGGTCAACAGTGTATCGGCGATTCCCGAACTCAGCTGGGCATAACACCCACCATGAAACGAGACCGCCGCTTTCACGTTGGCCGCATCCGCGGTATCAGCCCCGGCAACCATCCCGAAAGTTGTACGAATGTTCAACAGTCGGGCTGCTTGCCCAGCGAGTGGCAGTACACCCTTGCGGGTGGACATGACATACTCGTTGATAGGCACACTCCGGATCTGGTTGTTCGAGTCCACAGCCGAAAGCAGACGAATCTGCGACGGCCGAGAGAACAAGAACGTCCAGGGCTTGCTGGCGCTGCCTGCGGCGTCGACCCCGGCTTGGGTTCCCCCAATGCCGGTAACAACATAGGCCTTTCCGGCCACTGTTGAAGGCACCGTATCAGCGGTCACCGTATAAGTAGGTGACGTAAACGCAGCAATCGCAGACCCCGAAACGGGGGAGCTAAGTGAAATGGTCACAATAGTGACTCCGTACCAGGTTTCACTACGGGAGGATTCCCATAGCGGTTAACTCATCGTCTTCCTTTCCAAGCGTCTACAAGAGCTCTCCCAACCTTTTCGCTGGCAGATAATGCCATAGCGCCAAGGTTATACCAGGGCCGGCTGCCCATATCCGGAATATTCAGTTCCGGCTGGACATACGGTTTGCCTGATACAGGGGAGCGTTGAAGGCTTTTCCATTGGACGACGACAACACCAGAGTCAGCATCACTCGTCTGGACCATACCGCCAAAATCGCCGAGGTTGGTGTACGGCTGTATATCGTACTTACGATAACAGTTGCGTTCAATAACCGCGTCGAGATAGACGAATTTGGGCCAAGGCGTGCAGACTGACTGGATCATGTCTCCAACGTTGAAGAAATAATCCGCTACGAAGCTCCAAGGAATAAGATTCCAGATTGTGGCAGGATACTGAGAGGGCAAAGCCCCCCAAGTAGGCCCACCACCTGAAATCGAACTCGTTGGATCTACACATATCACTCCTTTATAGCGATACTTCTGCTCAATCCCATTACGTTCAGTAACGGCCCAGTAAGTAATACCGGAGCCGCCATAGACCGTAGGTGAGATTGTTTCAGTGTAGTATCGTCCACGGCTACTAATAGGAATGGCTTTGAAACCCATCCTGTTAGTCGTCATCTCGACATAGGTTTTAGCTATATCGGAGACGAGTGGATTCCACCCAAAGCGGAACTCGAGATATGTGTCGCCAATAACTTTCGGTATTTTTGATACCGGGATCCGGCCTCCCCTAATACCACGCGCGATTTGGTAACCGCGTGTAATGGTAGTAGTAAGGAGTTGACGGAGCGAGTTAAGAGGGCGACGTAATGTACCAAGGGTCTCTCTCATTTCACCGACAGTTTCACCCAGGTTAACACCTGACATGATACTATCGATTTGTGAATATAGATCCGAGGTCGCCTGGTTATAAGACGTGGTCGAGCTCTGGGATTCCGGATTTGGTAAACCAAAAGAGGTTACACCAAAATGCGTGACCCCATAGCCGAACGTGGTTTCAGCACGATAGAAGGGCGATAACGTACCATCTGGAGGCGGCGGCTTGATAGTCCAACCGGAGTAATAACTCCGATCAGGCTTCAAAGCTATCGTCTGAAAGAGGCGCGTTACACTGGTGGAGGCGTTCTGCAAAGCACTTATCTGTGCTCGCCGATAAGGGTTCTTAGAACCATGAAGGACATCGTCCCACTGGCGATAAGAATCACCGACGTCACCATCAATGAAAGACTGGGTTGCAACGTCAAAAGGTCGCCGGTAATATTTAGTACCGACGATCTGATGTTCAACTTCGTCAATTGATTCGCCCATCTGACCACCTAACAAGGATGTTAGAGAAGATCGGTCCTACTTACACCTAAAGCAAATGCCAAGGTGCATGTCTCAGATGACTCCGAGACGTAGGCCGGCCCGAA